TTTAAATATAATAATTCTTATCAAATCTTGTAAGAAAATAGTTATCCTGTTTTTACATTATAAATTTCTAATGTTCTTGCGCTAGGATCTTTTGATTCTATATATTTTGGCATCCAATAATAAGGAACTAAATATTCGCAATTAGGATAATTTAAAGAGAAAAATGTTTTATAATATTCTTTTTCTAATTCTATATTTAAAATATAATTGGTTCCAGATTCATTATTCATTTGATTAGCAATCTTCTCTTGTAAAATTATATATAAGGAACGACCTTGATTACTAATTCCGTCACTAAATGCTTCTTTTTTTCTCCACAGAATTTCATCTGGTAATATTTGTTCATCTTTATAATTTTTAAAATTTTCTTTTGTAAAACTTTCTCTTAATAGATATTTTTCAATGGAACTCTGGAAATATTTACTTTCCTTTTTTAATTCATTATAATTATTATGATTTCTGTAATGTATAGGAATTGATAAAATAAAATTTACAAAATTTCTATCTAAAAAGGGAGTTCTTGGTTCTAGACCATTAGATGATATACTTTTGTCCGATCTTAATACATCAAATAAATGAATATCTTTTAATAATCTTCTTGTTTCTTTATCAAATTCAATATTATCTGGACATTTATTCATATATAAATATCCTCCTAATAATTCATCTGAACCATCACCATTGAATATTACTTTTGCTTCCGAATTGTTTGAAATATATTTACCTAATAAATAATTGCCAATACTTGCTCTAACCGTTGTTGTATCATAACTTTCAATAGCTTTAATAACTTCAGGAATTGATGAAAACATTTCATCTTCTGTTACAATAATTTCTGTATGATTGGTATCTAAATAATCTGCTACAATACGAGCATATTTTAAATCCTCTGATCCTTTCAAACCAATACTATAAGTTTCTAATTTATTATTTTTATTATTTTTTTGTAAAAAATTATTTACTAAAGCTGCTATAAGGCTACTATCTAACCCTCCTGATAATAAACACGCAATTGGTCTTTCAGTTGTTATACAACGTTTTTCAACGGCTATATTTAAATAATAAGATATATTTTTAAATAATTTTTTTTCAAATGTGTCTTTAGTTTCTTTATTTTCAATTTTGAACCAATTGTAAGAAAAACTTGGCAAAAAATATGGAATATTTTCTCCATTTTGAACAGGGGTCCAAAAAGAGTTTACAAAATTAGACAAATTAAAAACACTATAGGTTCCTGGTTTGAATTGCTCAATAATATAATTATTTTTTTTACTATTATAGAAATATTCTAAACATTTCAATTCTGACGCAAATCCGTATAAATTATATTTATCAATATCATATTTATTATTTTTTAAATAATATAATGGTCTAACTCCAAATGGATCTCTAGCTACATATAGTTTGTTATTTAAATCGTTTGACAAGCGATTATCATATAATATAAATGAAAAAACACCATCTAACATCGTTAACGTTTGTTCTATTCCATATTTTATATATAAATGAATAATAACTTCACAATCTGAATCCGTAGATGGTTTTACATTCATATATTCATACAATAATTTATAGTTGTAAATTTCTCCATTACAAATCAAGATTACATCATTAATTACTAATGGTTGATTGGATTCATTATTTAAACCATTTATGGCTAATCTATGAAATCCTAAAACCATTTTCATATATTTATTTTCCAATTTAGAAAATTCTGGTCCACGTTGTTTACCTTTTAAAAATTCATTATTAATAATATCAATTTGGATATCATTATTATTTAGAAGTCCAAAAATTCCACACATCTTTAATTATATATGTAATATTGTATTTAAACAATTTTAATTATTATTTATAATTTATTTAATATTTATATATATCAATGAATATTAATAATTTTTCAGATCAACCAAGTTCTTTAAAACAGCAAATAATATATCAACGGTCATATGAAAGAAATATTCCATCCAATTCTTTACAAACATATTTAGATGCTCGTCCTGTTCAAACTAAATTTTCTATTATGCCTATAGTTGATCCCAGAAAACAAATAGATACGCCTTTACTACAACAACCAACCTATAATATTGAATCTATGTTTAATCCTGGAAATGATTTGGGACCTTGGTCTGGTTTTGCTTCAAATGTTAATCATGAATCTGAATTGAGAAATCAAATTTTTGCTTTATCTTCTTGTAGCAAAGCTACTTATATTCCATCCAGTAAAAGTAGTTTATATCAATTTAATTGGCAAAATCAAAAGCAACTAACACAACCTTTTCCTGATTTATTTAATAAAGAACAATTTTGCCCAATTAATCCTAACCCAAATCCAGATAAAATAGGATATCAATTATTTAATAATGCTACTAGGCAACAGGTTAAAGATTTAACAAAAACATCATGCGATTAATAAATATTTTCTTGGTTAAATCCTTTCCTATAAACTTCGTTATACACTACGTTAAATTCTTTATATTATTTAATTAAAACAATATAAAGAGAAATGTCAGAAGATTTAGTTAATCAAATTACTCTTAGTTGTCTTATAAGTAAAAATCAACTTCAAAAACTTAATAAAAAATTAAATGAAAATACAGAAAATAATAGAAAATCAAATAAAGAAGTTTATGAAGATAGAATTAAAACTTTATTTAATGAATTGTTAAAAGATCGGCAACCTGATAATTTATTACAAGAAGTAAAAACTGGGTTTGATTTTTTTGTAGATAAATGTATTTATTATTTCAAAGCTGTAGATAATAATGAATTATTAGAAAAAGAAAGAACTAATTCTTTAAGTGAATTTATAAAGAATGATATTGATTTTGAAAAAGAGGAAAGAGATATTGAAACTGGGAATTATGAAGAAGAAGGAGAAGAGGAAGAAGATGATGAGGAAGATGATGAGGAAGAAGAAGAGGAAGAAGAAGAGGAAGAAGAATATATAGGAGAAACAAAAAATATTAATAATAATAGGTTTGTTAAGCCAAAATATTTAAAAAATTCAACTAATTCAGAAGGTGTAGAAAATATTCAACAATTACCATTAAATTGGTTTGAAAATGTTAGACAAGATTATAAGAAAAATAAAATTATACCTAGAAAAAAAGAAATAATAATAGATGAAAATTCTTTTAGTTTTAAAAAAAAGAAAATATAAACAATTTATATGAAGCATAAAAAAATTATAAAAAAATCACAAAAGAAAATACGTAAACTAACAAAAACAAAAACAAAAAAAAATAATAAGAAATCGTTAAAAAAGCAAAGATTTTTTAAATTAAATTGTAGTCCAGAAAATAAAGATAAAGATTATACATGTTATTCTGATGATGATTTGTTAAAGCTAAAAGATATGTGGAATGCTCGTCATCCTGATAAACCTATTATTGAAATGGAATCAAAAGATATATGGAATAAGCTAAAAAATTATTATATAAACATTTGTAACAAGGAATCTTGCTGGATAAGACAAATGACAAAAAATACACGGATGGAAAAAGATTTGTTAGATGCGTTTGCTCCTGAATCGCCCAAAGAATGGAAAAAAAAAATCCGAATGAATGGTTATCTAGTTTAGATATAATAGAAGTAATGAATCAATATGAAAAGAAATACAAATGTTTTGATTTTTTAGGACCATCTCCAATAGATTATGATACTCATAAATTATATGGTGATTGTGTATGGGAAGAATTATGTCATTTTAGTTTACAAGATCAAATTAAAAAAGGTCATACAAAAATAGGTGTCATTTTTAACACAGATCCCCATTATAAAGGTGGACAACATTGGATTTCATTATTTATAAATGTAAAAAAACATACGATTTTCTTTTTTGATAGTGCGGGGGATTCAATTCCTAATCAAATAAAAAAATTTGTAGATACTGTTATTGAACAAGGAACTAAACTAACAAAGCCAATTCATTTTAAATTTGACCAAAACTATCCTGTAGAACATCAATATGATAATACTGAATGCGGTATTTACAGTTTATTTTTTATAATACATATGTTAGAGGATAAAATTACTGGAAATTATTTAAAAACACATGTAATAAAAGATAAATATATGGAACAGTTTAGAAAGATATATTATAATAGTGAATTATAACTAACAATAATTGATATAAAAAAGGGATTTAAAAAATAGATTTTATATTGTATAAAATGAGTGGATTTACTAGACTTGATATGTGTGGCGCAATTAGTCATTATTGTTTTAAGAATAAGCTTCATATACCATACCTAGAAAAATTACGAAAATCACAATTAGAAGAAATCATCATAAAATATGGTATAAATGTAGAAGAAATGAGATTTGAAATGGAGAAAGAGCGAGAGTCAGCAGCAAATTTCACACAAAATTTAAAAGAAAAATTCACACAAACAATCCAAAAAGGTTTAGAAGTTTTTAAAGGTAAAATAGAAATGTTAGAATCGCTTTTGAATGATGAACAAAAAGAAAAATACTTGGAATATTGTAATTCGTTAGAAATCTTAAATTTGTAATTTCGTAAATAAAATAATAAGTAAAATAAATACATAAAAATTTATTTATTATTTATAATAAATGAATAAATCCCAATTTGTTAATAAAGATAATTTAGAATTACTTTGGGAGGTTCTTTTGGATGAATTAAATATTAATCAAACCAATACTAATTTAATAACTAATGTGAAAACTATTTTTCAAAGTAATATTAATTTATTTGTTTCAAGATCTAATCCAAAAACTACTATTTTGGAACAAAATAAACAATTTTTGAATCAAGTTTTGTTAGCTGTTAATCAATTATTACCTCAACAAAATATGAAAAGAATAAATATTACAGATGAAATAGTAAATGAACCCTATAAAATAGAAGATATTCAAGCAGCACGAAAAACTGATTTTGAAAAAGAATTAGAAAGAAAAAAGATGGAATTAGATAATTATTTGACGATAACAAAACCCAAAGAATTAGATTTTACAGATAAAAATTTTACTTCATTGCCTGGTATGGAAGTTTTATTAGCGAATAAACTGGTTGAAAGAAATTTGGATTTTGATCCAATATATTCTAATACATTAAATATTAAACCCGAAGAATGGTTAACTCCAAAGAAAACTTCATTAAATTCGGAAAAAATGGAAGAAACAAAAAATATTTCAAATGAAGAATTAAAATATATTAATAACAATAATAATATAATTAATAATATAATTAATAATAAAAAGGTATCATTTAATGAAAATATAAAAACTAATATAGTAGAAGAAGTTCCAAATTCCAATTCAATCAGTATATTTCAAAAACTTAAAAAAACTATTATAGAAAATGAATCAGAATTTCCTCTTGAACAAACGAAATATGAACAGCAACAATCAATTTTACTTCCAAAACAAGAAGAAATTTTAAAAAATGATTCTAATTCTAAATCAAAAATAAATCAAAATATTATCCAAAATGTTCCAATAATTTCAAATAATGAAATCATTAAACAATTAAATGAAATGAATTATAAAATTGATAAATTATATGAAATTGTTACCAAACTAACAAAAATAGATTGTATTGATAAAAATATAACCGATGAAGATTAAATTTTTTCTTTTACAATTTCATATTCTTCGCCTCGTTTTACTAATTTTCCTAATAAAATAGGTCTAACTCCAGGTACCTGTTTTGCTTGAATTACACTATTATAATCATAGACTTGTTTTGTATCCATTCTTAACATATACTGTTTTCCAGTAGTTTTGAGAGTAAAAGGTCTAGCTTCCCAATCAATAATAACTCTATTAATATCGGCCACAGTATCATTTTCATCTTGAGATAAATTTGGATTATAAGCAAAATCATAAACAGTTGGTTGACCAAAGGATAAGCAAACTAAACCTTCTTTGGAACTTGATTTAACATGAGTAGCACAATCAATTGATGCTTCTTTTACAGCATTTAATAATTGTGATGTCAATTGTTCTTTAATAGTTGATATTTCAAATAATTTTTGATCAGATGTTTGAGGAACATAGGGACGGTGTTTAGAAACATCTTTTAATTTTAATTCAATAGCAAATTCACTATCTAATTGAGATTTAGTAAATATCATTATATAAATAAATACTTCTACGGTTTGTAATGCTTTTGGTAAATTTTGATGGGAACAAATACGTCTTGCTCTTCCGATAACTTGTTCCAAACGCACTGGATGCCAATAAGGTTCCATAATATGAACATATCTTGTATTCCGTAAATTAATTCCTTCAGACCCAGCAGATGTAATCATTAAAACCTTGATGATTTCACCAAGATTATTATTATTACTTTTGGCTCTTAATTGAGTAGCAATATTATTGGGTATATAATCCCAGGTTCCATTATAAATATTACGAATTATTTCTCTCTCTTCAGAGTCTTCAGTTCCTGTATATAAAGCATAACATGGTTTACCTAGATCTTCTTCACTCATATTTAATTCCCAACCATCAATGCTAGTTCTTTTAATTTTAAATTTAGCAAATCCATTTGCTTCTAAAGTCATAGAAAAAATTCCAATTCCTTCCATAGATCTAAATTGACTATAAACAAGGTGTAAACCTTGATGATCGGGATCTTCAATATTATCTAACATAGCTAGAAATTTAGGACTGTATATTTTTAAACCTTCAGGTGTTAAAAATTCTTGAGAATGTGTTTGTAAATATTTTAAAGCATTTTTAATTGCTTCTTTATATTCATTGGATCCCATTTTTTCTAAAATTTCATCACTTTCTAATTCATCAGCTTCCCTTTGTAAAGCGTCTTCATCTTTATAATTTTCTAATTGTATTATTTCATCTTCTTTTATTTTATCAATAAAATTTTCAGCGGGATTTGATCCTCCTTCCATTATGCTGGGTTTAGAATATGAATCCGAGTCTGAATCCGAGTCTGAATCCGTGTCTGAATCCGAGTCTGAATCCGTGTCTGAATCCGAGTCTGAATCTGAATCTGTATCCGATTCTGAATCCGAGTTAGATTCGGCGCCACCTTTCTTTTTTTTTAAAGCTTTCTCTTCGGCTTTTTTTGCTTTTTCTTCTTCTTTTTCTAAAGCTTTTTTTGCTTTTTCTTCTTCTTTTTCTAAAGCTTTTTTTGCTTTTTCTTCAGCTTTTTCAAAAGCTTTTTTTGCTTTTTCTTCTTCCTTTTCTAAAGTTTTTTTTGCTTTTTCTCCTTCTTTTTCTAAAGCTTTTTTTGCTTTTTCTTCTGCTTTTAAAATTTTCAATTGTTTTTTAGGTTGAGGTAAAACAATGTTACCAACATCTTTTTCTTCACCAACATCTTTTTCTTCACCAACATCTTTTTCTTCGCTAATAACTTTTTCATATCTAAATTCAGCTGGATTTGGACGACCTGGTGGGGTTGGCATTACAAAATTACATGCTAAACGTGAAAAAATACGATAAGTAGATGATGGTTCATTAAAAATACCGTCATTATCAACAACTCCAGTGGTTTTCTTTTTTGGTTTCTCACTTTGTCTTTCTTGTTGCCGATAATTTTCATATATTTTAAATTGATAGTCGCTCATAGGAATTAATACTTCATGCCTATCAAAGTTTTTATCATAGGAAGGTAATAATTCTTCTTGTGCAGAACGAAAATAAGATGTCAAACCTACAATTCTTCTTTTAAATTTATCAATATTTGTTATGTTGCCATTATCATTATTAATAAAATTATTTAAAAACTCATCTAAACTATCGGGTAACGCAGTGTTTACCGAAAAAGTTGTACCTTTTTCAATAGCTGTAATATCATTTTTCTTTAAAAGTTTGGTAATTCTTTTTACAAAATCATTATCTGATAAGGTACCTCTTTCTTCAAAAATTATTTCACCTTTTTCGTTACGTGTTAAATCACCATTTTCATTTCTTTTTTCTTTCTTTTCATTGGTAACCCCTTTATAACCTGAATTAGCTGTGATTTTATTTTCAAATCCATATGGATTCCGAGTAATTGTTAATGTTTTTGAACTAGGTACATAATCAATATAATCTAGTATTTTTTCTTTAGAAAACATAGCCTGTAGAGAATCTTTAGATAATTTTATATTAGCTTCAGGATTTAAAGTAAAATTCCATGTTTTAATATACCCTCTTAAAATATTAAATAAAATTCCAATTTCATTAGGATAATTAATGATAGGGGTTCCTGTTAATAAAATTACTTTACAATTTTCAGCTCTTAATAAAAATTCATACAATAATAATGATAATGATTGAGGTAATAAAGCATCAGGTCCTCGTTTCTTTTCAGCAAATTTTGATATTTTATTTATCTTATTTACAATTCTACTAATTAAATTATGTGCTTCATCAATTATAACTACCGCATTATCAAATATATTGTTTTCAAAATTATTTGTTAAAAGTTTGAATTTATCTCTTCTTAAACCATTATGGTTTATAAAAGTATATTTATTTTTTATCATTTCATCTAATTGATCATTCAACATTTTTTTATCTGAAGATGATAATTCTGAATAATTTGTTGGTTTGGTTATATTAACCAACCATGCGCCATGATTTCTTCTAATATATTCTCTAGGAAGACCCAGTGAAGCAGATAATGGATTAATTAAATCTTGATTATCATCTATTGAAATCCATTCCCAAAATTGATTTTTTCTATAAATTAAATCACCAAATTTTTTTATTTCCTCAATATAATTACGACGTAATGATGCTGGAGTCATTACTATAACTTTCCTAGAACTTTTCATTCCTTCAGCAATAGCAATTGAACTATTTGTTTTTCCTGAACCTAAACCATGATATAATAATAATCCTCTATAAGGAGAGTATAAATTCATATAATCTCTAACAATTTTTTGATGAGTTAATAATGAAACATCTCCTGAATCCTTACCAATATCATTACAAGTAATATCTTTACTTTCATCTAATAAATCTTCTTTATAGGGTTCAAATAAATTATTTATAAAATTTACAAAAATTTCACGATTATTCATATAATAACTAGAAACCTTAACCTCATAAATTGGTATTGGAGGTAATCTTTTTTCTAAAGGAGTATCGCCAATTTGAATCATTAATTCAGGTCCTAAAGGAATAATATCTCTAGTAACTTTTTTGGTACTTCTTGCTCTAGGTTTATTTAAATTTTGTTTTATTTTTTCAGGTTCCTCAAAAATAATAGGTTCATTTTCAATAATAGGAATTTCTTCAACACGGGGTCCGCCTTCAGGAAGTTCTTCCATTATATTTTTTTCTTTTTCTTCTTCTAAAAAAATAGATTGTTTATCCAATTTTTTTGGTTTTATAATTACTTCTTCTTCTAAAATAGGAGCTTTTGATAGAGATATTTCTTTCATAGGATCAGGAAATTTTTTGGAAACAGATGTTAGTTTCTTTTGTTTAATTTTCTCCAAAATATCTAAAGCTCTTTTACCTTCATCTCTTTCCGCAGTAATTAATGGTTTCATCTCTATATTTTTTTTTCCCATTAAAGGTTCCAAAACAATTTTAACACCTAAATTTGGTTGGACATCAGGTTTTAATTTTAATTTTTCTTTAAGAGTTTCTAAATGATTCATTACTTATATATTTTATAATATATATAATTTTTATAATTTTAACAACAATAAGGTTTTTTTATTTTTTTTATTTTTTTTATTTATACATCTTTGCCCATCTTTAATGAGTAAAGTTGTAAATGCGAATGTTAACTAGTATTTTCAATAGATAATTTGTTCAAAAATGCGCAATTTAATTGTACAAATAGGAATTACAATTTAAAAAAAAGTAAATATATTTATGTAAAATGATAGATGTATTGGAATCAATTCAACCAATTTCATTAAGAAAGCGTATTAAAGGTGAATTTTTTAGAATGGAATTTCTATATGATAAAATAAATATTATAAAAGAAGATGGTAAAATAATTTTTGAAGTAGAAAAAACATATAAAAATCAAAAAAAGATAATTTATAAATTTATAATTTCAATTCATTATCCATATAAATCGCCAGATTTATATATAAACAACAAAAATTATGGTCAATATTTAAGGTGTCCAAATAAGTTTTTGAATGTTTTAAAATATATAAGTAATATTGAATGTTTTTGTTGTTCTTCCTGTACATGTCCCGGGAATTGGACACCTTCTATAACTTTAAAATATATAATAGAAGAAAGTGAATATAATAGTAAAATAAAACATAATATTATGATAAAAATTTTTTTAGACCAAATAAAAGACAAATATTTGATTAGTGATATAAATTTAGACTGTTGGTTATTTCATATAGCTCGTCCTGACGTAATAAAACCAGGAACAAAATATTTAATTTAATCCAAAGGTTCAATAGGAAGATTTAAATACTGTAAGGCTTCATTACATGCTATTTGTTCAGCTTTTCTTTTAATTTTATGATGACCTTCGCCTAGGAATAAGAATATTTTTCCATCATTTTCTAAAATATAATCTTGTACTGCTTTGAAACTATTTAAGAAACCAGATAATTTAACAGCGTCTTCAATTTTCATATTGTAAATTGGTTGTCCAATACACAAATAAACTCCCATTTTATACCCTTCTTCAGGATCATGATTAATTTGTAAATAATGAGGCGTGACTTTAAATTCTTTTTGTATTTTTACTTGTAAAATCATCTTATAATTATCATCATTTTTTATTAAATTAATCCAATCAATATGTCTTTCAAATACATTTTCAATAAATTTTTGAGCAACCTGGAAACCTGGACCTGTAACAAATACATTTTCAAACCAATGATCTTCATCATATATCGTAATTTTGTTAAAATCTAAAAATAATGCTCCAAT